ACAAGATCGGCATCGGTGGTATAATGTGTCTTGCCGCACGTCAGCATACTGGCGGCACGAGCATACCCCCACTGCTGCTGCGTCGCACCCGGACGATGACCTGTGCGCCACGCCGCCATTCCGCGATTGTAGGACGCCCGCACGATCGGAAGCGGGACACCCGTGGCTCGAGAGTATGCCTGGAGACCGTGGGCGTCAGGGAAGGTCTTCCTCCATTCGCGAACATACTTGGATGTTCGTGTTTTTACGCCCTGATCGGTCTTGAACGGAACGTATGCCCGAGGATCTTTCCAGGACATCTTGCGACGACGCGTAGCAGTGCTTTTACGTTGTTTGTTCTGTTTTTGGGTCAGCCCACTGAAGTAACGCCTGGGCCAGTACATTATCACTATCGGGTCAAAAATATATACTTCACCGCCTACGGGTTGCCTTCACCTGCTTCTTGCGACGTGCGATCTTACGCTTGGTCCTCTTTTTACGACCACCGAGATACTCCATAATCTTCTTCTGTACATCAGTTGGAGTATCAGGACCTGTGCGCCGGTTCTTCACAACCGCCTCGGCCAATCCCTTGCGACCAATAGCCTGTTCCTTTTCACGAAGGAATTCTGCAGTATCGGGAAACCTTCTTTCTGCTGCTTGACGGGCCGTCACTCCGCTAACATTTTTTGCAAAGATGTCCGCACCGCGATCCAGGAGCTCTTTGACGACATCCAGATGTCCCATAAAGCTGGCGAATATCAGTGCCGTCCAGCCGTCAGGCCGTCCAGCCGCGTTGATGTTGGCGCCGCGATCCAGGAGCTCTTTTACGACCTCAAGGCGTCCAGTCTGGCTAGCGAGCATCAAACTCGTGTGCCCGTGCTTCATGTCCGCCGCCTCAATATTGGCTCCGCGGTCGAGAAGTAAGCGCACGATGTCCAGGTATCCTCCGAGGCTGGCGAACTGCAAACTCGTAAGGCCCTGATAATTTTTCACCTCAATGTTTGTACCCAAATCCAGATACTTTCGCACATTTTTTATGTCTCCCCATCGTGCAGCGAGTAGCAGACCCTGAGCATTTACCGAGGTCGAGTCGGTTTCCATTACTATATTCCTTCATTTTTTACCTACTCGGGATTCATCTTGTTCAGAGCGTGTCTGCACGCATTCTGTTCCGCCTGTTTCTTCGTCGTGGCATTCCCCATAGCCAGAATCTCGCCAGTGGGTTTGCACACCGCCATGGTGAAACCTGGAGCTCCATCGGGGATCATCTTGTAGATTGGCGTGTATTGGTGGTTCTGCTGGCAGTACTTTTGCATTCGATCCTTGTAGTTATCATCTTCGCGCAAGAGGGTGGGAATATCCAGATGCGTCTCCACCAGATTGATGACGAACTCATTGACCAGCTCAAACTTGAACCCCGAATCAATCCAGAGAGCCGCAATAAAGGCTTCCAGAACATCCCCCAGCTTCTCAATGTTCTGTCGTCCGTGCTCGGGCTTCATCTCTTCGACATGCTTGGAAATCACAAAGAACTTGTCCAGGTGCAGCTTATCACGAGCCAGAGCTCCCAGCGTTTTGTTGCGGACAATGAGCTTGCGCGTATTGGTGAGAAACCCCGGGGACTCGCCAGGGTAGCGCTCGCACAGGTAATTAGCCACCGATGCGCCCAGGAGGGCATCCCCGCGGAACTCTAGCTGCTCGTACGACTCGTCCTGGAGATCCAGGACACCTGGGGGGCAGGGAGCCAGAACAGCAGGCTCGCCAGTGAGAGTCGTATAAGACTCACGGCGCACGTAGGTCGTGTGAATCATCGCCTTTTGGAAGATTCCGACATCCTTGACGCGGTAACCCTGAATACAGAGGATGCGTTGCACATCGTCTGGAGTCAGAGGAGTATTCTTGGAATTGTACGGACTGTAAAACTCGGTAGCCATAGTTCTTATATATAGAAGACGCGGTACTTTAAAATGCCTTACATATTATTCTCTTTTGTAAAGTCAATAACACTGTCGAAACTTACCGTAAGCCTCCGCGCCTTGCGGTGCCGCCTCAGCCTCTGGAACTCTGCTTTGCCAAACATCCGTCCGCACTATGCCGTGAAGTGTAATAACATGGCACCCATCCTTGCAGAGTTGCAGAGGGGCGGTGTAGGGTTTGACTGCGCCTCGGTCGATGAGATCAATCGTGTCAAGAAGGTCGGTGCAGATGACTCGGACATCATCTACGCCAACCCCTGCAAGTCATCGAACGAACTCTTTCGTATTCGCAACCATACCATTCCCTACATGACGTTTGACAGTCTCTCCGAACTCATAAAAATCACCGAAAAATCTCCCACAACCAAACCCATTCTCCGTATTTTTGTGGATGACAAGGGCGATGCCCGCATCCCGCTGAACAAGAAGTTCGGTTTCCGCATTCGTGATATCGACGAACTCCTTCCCCGTGAAACCCGCGCGCGCATATACGGAATCGCCTTTCACGTAGGCAGCGATTGCACGTCGGTGAGGGCCTACCAGTCCGCTTTTGATACCGTCAAGGAATATATCAAGGTATTCAAACATCGCAAGGATATATTTACCCCTGACCTTCTGGATATCGGTGGCGGATTCTCGGGAAGCTCGGAGCACAACGATTTTTTCAAGTATGAATTGGCTCCTGTGATTCGGGAGAACGTATCCTCTCTTCCCTTCAAAACAACGATCGCAGAGCCAGGCAGGTTCTTCGCATCGGAAATCTGTACTCTGCACGTTCCTGTCATCGGCAGGAAGCGAGGAAGTATTACTCTGGACGAATCAGTGTATGGTATATTTTCAGGTGTCCTTTTTGATGGATTCAAACCCACCTTCGACTGCATTTCACGCACTCCCTATACCCACCTTGAGAAATTCACTATTTTTGGTCGCACCTGTGATTCGGCAGATGTCATTGCAAACGATGTGTGGCTGCCGAAAGAGATCGGCGAATCAGACATCCTGGAAGTCAAGAATATTGGCGCATACTCGTGGGTGAGTGCGTCCGAGTTCAACGGGTTTCAACTACCCGAGGTTAATGTTTCCGAGAGCGCTTGCCCCCACGCTTCTTCGTGAAGTACGAGTACAGACCCAGAGCCGTGCCGCTGAGCAGTACATCGCCGAGCATCGATCCACCGCGGTGACGCCGACGACGACCAGCGGTCTGCGACAGCTGGCCTCCCTTCTTCGCCTTGCGCGTGCGGCGGCCGCCCGAGCAACCGCATCCCTGGCCTCCAGTGTATTTAGCGGGGGGTGTCATTTTTTCCATGGTGTGTTTGTCTATCACCGCGTTAATTTTTGGATGACGTACCGATGATAAATTAATTCTTCATCTTCAAGATCGGGGATGTCCTTATACCTTGGCTGAATCCAACGCGCAAACACATCGAATGACAGGGATGCACACAGTTCTTCAGCCGATGTCAGCCTTTGTGCAATAGAATACCCGTCGCGTTCCCAGCGACTCCAGTACCGCTGAATGACTGGCCACAGAAGCTCTTCAATAGCAGCTGGATATACATCTGTCTGCTCTCGAACAATGATGTCGCAGATGGGGCAGATAGACGAAAAAAACTGACACCCCGTCCCAATATGATTCAACCGCTGATGAAAATCCCGAAACTCCTTGACAATCTTATCGTGAGTGCTCATAGATCCTGTCACAGAACTGGCGATAGAAGACTAGTTTGTACTTCTTAAAGTCTGGGCGCAGTAAGTTCTTTTCAAACAGTGCCTGCTCGATCTCTAGAAAAAGAGACTTCGTCTCGTCCTCGTTCAGCTGACCATCCTGCGTCTCGGTGTGCAGCCACTTAAGAACTTCCCGCTCCGTCGTCATTGTTGTCTAGAGGCATCATCCGCGTAAAGGCGAACTCTTTGGCCACCATATCCTTCTTCTTGCGATCCACGATAAACTTGTAGCACCCCTCTGCATTCGGACCCGCGTGTGTCTTAAAGTACTCCTCGATATGCCCCTGCAGCTCGCGAGCACCCATCGACCAGGGCTTGTTCCACGTCTCGGGACGCTGGATGCGGATATACGAGCCATCATCGGCGATCTCCAGCTTGTAGATGTGCGCAAAGTTCTGCCGACGCAGAATGTCGCTCATCTCGTTCTCGACGAACTTCTTGTTCTCACGCAGCTTGTGGATATCCTTGTTGATCTCCTTCAGCTTGTCATCGATGGCACGGTAGTTGCGGACGGCCTTCACGAGGTCACGCTGATCAATGCTCATTCTGTGTATGATACCTCTCCTCCCCTGAAAAAGAAAGATCCGTTTTTAACAACAGATGGATCCGCGGGAAGTCGAGAAACTGCGGTTGGCCTACAACAAGGAACATCCGCACGAGCCTCCGATCAAAAAGACCGAGACTGCCTGGAGGGAGATTACTGCCCGTCTAAAGAATGTGTGTGATGCAGGAACCCCGGAGTGCGTCGTTCGCGCTCTTGTGAAACGGCCGGCAGCTCCCAATTCGTGGAAAGTGAATAGCGAAGAGTGGCTGTCCTCGGATGATATTGATAGGACGCAGAAGTATTACCAGGAACTCATCCCCGATTACTACTATGTCGGCACTGTCCCCATCGACTTTGACCTGCACAAGAAGACGGGAGAGTGTCTCGTGAATTCCCTGTGCAGTCTGAGTATTTCAGAACTGTACAAGAAAGGGTACCGCCGCATCGGGATTGTGTTCAATACCGACCCCCACGACGGACCTGGCGAACACTGGATCGCGGCCTTTGCCGATATTCGTCCGGAGTTAGAGTATCCTCAGATGACCTACTTTGATTCGTATGCTCGTTCGCCCGAAAAGGAAGTCAAGCGGCTCATGGAGCGCTGGAAGGGTCAGATTGATTCCCTGAAAATCCACCCGCAGCCCATGAAGCTGTTTTACAACAATACGCGTCACCAATTCAAGGGATCCCAGTGTGGGATGTACTGCATCTACTTCCTTCACTGCTCGCTCTTCGATATCCCAATGGACGAGAAGGTCCCCGACGATGTGATCAAGCTGATGCGTCCCATGTTCTTTGAGTATAAGAATTCACGCAAGTAAGAGTAATGGAGTGGTCAGAGTGGCTAAGTCGTATTCCTCTACTGATGCTTGTCGGCGGAGCGCTACTGATTGTTTCGCTGGTCACCTACTTCTTTGTGATACACCTGAACGGAAATATTCCCGGAAGCGATGTTCTCACGAAGAACCTCAACATCTACTCCGATCTCATAAAACCTACCCCTCTAGCGTGCCCCAATAAGGATACGCTGTGCGACTACTACATGGCATCGTCGGGATACACCATTCTCCCTGCGACCACTGTCTATACGTACATCACCCCCAAGGCAATTGAAAAAGTGGTGCGTGCAGGTAGCCGTCTCGTCGAGCTGCACATCTATGAGGTGAATAAGAAGGCGGCGGTCGGCGTAGGAAGCAAAAAGTCTATGAAGATGCTCACCTACAATACGCTGCCGTTTGAGGACTGCTGTACCGAGATCGCCAATTCAGCGTTTAGTGCCGATGTGACTGCAGGGTACAAGAACCCTTTTGTGGTTTC